AACTCTTCCTGGGCTGACACGAGTTGTAGTTCGTCGGCACCAGTGTATTCTACCTTCCATTGCCTAGTCCTGTAAACTCCCAAGCTACGAAGTTGGATGCAGGGGTACGGCGTATTCGATAGCTCTTGGTCGCTGATTATCTGCCACGATCCCTGAGTGTCGCGCCTTGAGATGCGAACGTGCCCACTGGACGCGGTTGACGCCCATGTGCGCTTGAACTGAAAAAGCATCGTGCGACAATGCTTCTGAGACTGTGTGCCGTGTGTGGTGAACCCACTTACAAGTTCGACCTTGATAGGCACCCCTAAGTCTTCCGTGGTCGAGTCATCTAGTTGCGCTATGGTTCCATCCGATAGGCCAACCAAGAAGATTCCCTGCTCTGACCAGTTATAGGCGCTCGTGATAGTAACTGGCCCCTCGTTCACGCCGCCCATGCGCCACTCGCCCCACCGCTGCGCAGTCGTATCGTAGACGAGTCCAAAACCATCCGTTGGAAACATCCACACCAGGCAATCGAAGCGCCCAAATCGCATCCTGAAGCCCCAGGCGTCAGTGATATTAGCCATGTCTCGAAGTAGCTGGGACACTGGCTTGCCGATGTCCTGGTAGGTGCGCCCATCCGTGATGATGAAGCGGCGCTGGCGGTCGATAAGGGCGAAGTTGTCATCAACTGCGATGACCGAGTACGGTGAAATGGTCCCTACGTTCTGCGTTCTGTTAGGGGCGAAGTCTAGAATGACGTTCGGGTCGTTTACGTCTACGGCCAGAGCCGCTGGGTCGAACACCTGGATGCTCTCCGTCCCAAACGCAAAGACCTCGTTGGTGTTGTCCGTCATCCACACCAAGGGATCGGGCTTTGCCGCTGCTTGGATATAACTAGCGCCACCTAGGGCGTAGTCCCAGTTTTCATAGTCTTCCAGCGGGCCTGACCAGTGAAGCTGCCCAGTTGAGCCTGGAGCATTCGCAACCACAAGCCTTTGGGCGATAGCGGCTAGAGAGATTGCGTTCGGGGGCGGGTAGTCGGGCGGCGTGTACCCTGGAGTCCCAACGAGAAGAGATGCCCCGGTGTTCTGCAAAAGAGCACATAGCGATGATGTGCCATCCCACTTCTGCACCTGAGCGCCTTTGGCTGCAAGAAACAGACTCCTGCCAGCTACTAGCGAAGGTCGTCCGTCTCCAGCTACAACGGTAGTCTCGTGTTGCGATCCAGGATACCCATACGTAAGCCCTCGGCGCTCTACCCCAGTGGTCAGCACAGACATCTTGTTGTCCGACGTGACATACACCAGCTTGCCCATAAACGGGAGCATCCCTAGTACCTGCCCTGAGCCGGGAGCGAATGGCGCAGCCGTTGAGGTGGCCGTATCGAATCCGCTCCACGCTTTTACTGCTGGCCTTCTTCTCGATGCACCACTCGCGTCTGGTATCGCATTCACAACCAGCGGCATTGCCCCGCCAAGCTCTGTGGAACTCTTGTCCTCAGAGCCAGCGAAGATGACCTGTGCTAGCTGCGAATCTCCCATGTGCTACCAGACGTTTCCGCCAAAGGCCAACCACGGTGAAACCTGGAATAGGCCAAGCTCATTGTCTTGCACCAAGAACTCTGCTGTGTAGTACGTATTCGCCACCATAGTCGTCGGGCTACCTGCCTGACCCCACGTGTGTATAATCTGGGCCGGGAAGCTAACGCTGGTAGCCGTGCCAGAGTTGTTCTGAATCAAGAACCTGTATCTAGTACCCTTGGCCAGCGTTGGGCTTGGAACCGGCCAGGCTATCGTAGGCGTCCCCATCGCCCCGGCGTAGGTGGTCTTCATCACGTTGAGCGTGCGCGTCGAGTCAAACGTGAACGCTGGGCTCGCTCCTGCCCTGACGTTTACGGAATATGTCTCGGCTGGAGTGGCCGACGCTGACGTATCGATGAACGCCCAAATGCTCGCCAGGTCGGCGTCCAAGGTGCTACCAGCGCCATTCTTGTCCAACGTAGCCACGATGGGCGACGGGACGCTTACGGCGTTGTTCACGAGAAGCACCGTCGCGCCCGTGGAGTCGAGAACCTTAACCTCGCAAATGTTGCGAATGTAGACCTTCGCCTTGCCAGAAGCGTCTAGCGCCACCGGCTGCGACATAGGCGTAGCGGCATCGTCAGAAAAGATGTCGATTAGGACCGACGTGCTATGCGCAGCGTAGAAGTAGATGCTGCCGCTAGACACTGGAGCGCCTGTCGTGTCGCGCGCTCCGCTAAAGAATAGCCAGTCTACGAGTCCAGGTTGCTGTGCCATGCGTCACCAATTCCTCGCTGAGTGGCGAATCTGAAAGCGAATGTTGCCCTGCTGCTGGTCGCCTGCCTTGTACTTGGCCAGCTTCGCATCAGCCAGAGCTTTGAAGTTGTTGCCCTTTTCCGACATGCTGTTATCGAACGCCACGCCCGAGGCGGTAGCGTAGGTCATGTACGGTGCCCACGTACGCCGCAGGTCCATGGTCGAGATGCCTGTGTCGTTGTCGCGCAGCAGGCGCACCTTGGCGTACCTGAACGTCACGGATGACGAGTCGGGAACTGGCCAAAAGACCGCCTTGGTGCCGTTCTGCTTCTCGACGTAGCACCGGGAAGGCCGCCCTGGCGTGTTCTTAACCGCAATGTTCATCCACTCGCCACGGCTCATGGTCTTGACGATGGTTTCGCCAGTGGTCGTGCCGATGATGTCGCCAATGGCGTCGTCCTGGCCCATGGCCACGTCAAGAACGTCAGTGGGAAGCGTGTACTCTGCCTGCCCTGCCACAAGCGTGAGCGTAGTGCGCTCTACGGTGGTAAGGACGATACCCTCAGACTGTAGCTCGTCTAGGGCCAGCCGAAAGTGAAACAGCGCCCCCTCTATCTGCTCGGGAGCGGGGTACTCTCCCTGTGTCAAAATGCCACATAGGCGAATGGCACCCACGAGCATCTGGTCGCGCTGGAAGTCCGGTAGCGGGTTCACGGATACCGTCATGGGCCTTCTCTCTTCTTGCCTTCTACGGGTTGAATCTCGCCAACGTCCTGAGCCGAAATCTCCGCAAGCTCAAGGGGCGTAAGGCCATCTTTGCAGTCTGGGCAACGTAGCTTCTGCTCTGCATCGAGAAACATCACGTGACGGTGCCAGAACACTCCGCAATAGTCGCACATGTCCGTGTAGTTGTGCAACGGCCCTCGGTACTGCTTGCCTATGGTAATCATGGGAAGAATTAGGGCGGGAGGGTGGTATGGGGGGAGTGAAGCCTTGCCCCACTCCCCCGCCCCAAAGGTTTATGCCAGCGTCGAGCCTGTGCCGAACACAACGGCACGTTGACCGTCAGCGTTGCTAGCCACGGCGCTAGGCCCAAAGCGCATCCCTGCGACAGTGCCCCAAGCTACGGCACCGCCAGAGAGAACGCACATAGTCACGAAGTCAGCCTCGCCAGTCACGCCAGCCATGCCAGTAACAGCAGCCGTCGAGTTGGTCAGGTTGTTTCGGAACTGACAGTCATAGACCTGGATGTCGGTCGATGCCGTGGTCAGGAACCGAATCACGCCCACGCCCGCCGCAGAGGTCGCCATCGAGATGGACGTACCGATGAGGTTGAGGCGAGTGGCACCCACGAACTGGAAGCCGGTCGTCGGAGTCCCAGCCGTCGCGCCATAGACGCGAGGGACGGAAATCGTCAGGTCAGTTGCTCCAGCAGTGGTCGTGACTCCGATGGTGCAAAGGGTAGTCGCGTCCGTAGACATACGGATGCTTCCACCCTCGATGACACACCCAGCGGCGCTGATGGTGATTGGCGCTCCAACTGTGATTCCGCCACCTGCCGCTGGGCAGAAGAACAGGTTCAGGTTGGAGAGCCGCACGTTGGCCTTGTTCATCAGGACAGTGGCCGCAGCCGACGTCCAGGTGAAGGTTGGCCTATCAGCGATGCTGTTTTCGATGCCGATGATACGGACGCCAGCCACGAGTGGCCATGCGTTCGCGGTGGCAATGTTCTCGGTATGGCCAGGAAGACAAACGATCTTGTCTCCCCGGTTAGCCGCGCACAGCGGGAGCACCGACGCCACAGAGGCGAACAAGCGTCGCTCCTGGGTCGTCGAGATTGCGCTGTACTGGTCGTCGTAGTTGAGGACGTTGGTCCCGTCCCCTCGCACGAAGAACGTCCTACCAGACGGAGGCAGCACGTATGCGCCGCCCACGTCCACAGGGTCGTTGATGGTAATGGCCTGCGGCGGTCGTCCCGCGTAGGCTCCAATTTGAGTGACTTGCATAGTTGGTCCTCCTAGGTGTTACCGAGGATGAAACAGCGCCAGTTGGCCACACCGATTGCCATGCGGTAGCTGACCGAGTGCAGCGCCGTTTCGGCATCGTTGTCCACCCAGACGCGCCCACGAATCTTGCGCTTCTCCAGGGCAATGAACCCGTCCTCGGCGTCCGTGATGCCACCCCAGATGGAGGTAGACACGGCGTCGAACCACTTCACAGGAACCTTGTAGAGCCCGTAGGTGGAGACGGTGTTGATGTCGTTCCAGTTGCTTCCCACGGCCTGCTTGGTACCGGTGATGACATCCCAGAGGTCGGTCTGGATTGCCGGGAAGGTGATGCCCTTCAACTCGCGCGAGTCGATGATGCCGTTCGGACCCTTCATCAGGGTCGCCTTGGCACGCATCTGGATGAGCGCTTGGGGCGATGGCGTCATGGTGATGCCGTTGTTGCTTCCATCGACGGCGATGTAGTTGGACTCCGTGCCACCACCAGGCAGGACGTGCGACGCACTCACGAGAGCGAGGTTGTCGTAGCCCTGGAGGGTCGTGGTGCAGTTCAGGACGACCGAAGCGCCATCGATGTCCTGCGTCTTCCAGGCGCTAGCCTGGAGGCGCTTCGAGGCGTTGATGATCTCCTTGTACTTGAGGTCTTCCATCGCCTCTTCCGAGATGATGACCTTCTTGGCCATCGCGCGAGGGATGAACCTCTTAGTGCCG